TCAAAGACAACCTGTTTTTTATCGAACCCGACCAATTTTTCCTGTATCATGATGGAAAAGAATGGCATACCTACGATAGATACTGCTTTATTAAGCCAATATCTAAAGAAGATTCGTATATTTATAAAAATACTAAAGAAGAACCTTTAGTTGGTTTAGTTAAATTTCCAAATAAATACTTAATTAGCAAGGGTGTTAACAAGGGTGATAAGGTGTGTTTTCAACCTGACAGCGAATATGAGTTTGAGGTTGATGGTGAAAAATTATACCGTATGTATGACCATCAAATAACTATGGTGCTATGAGAAGAGATTGGAAAGACATATTATATGACGAGTGCAAGGATGAGCCTTTAAACGAGGCATTCCTTAATCCTAAGCTAAGAAAGTCTAAAAGAATAAAAGATGACATCAAAAGAAACAAAGCTAAAGATAATAAAAGCAGGTCACAAAGCGGTGGAGCAGCTTATTAGAGTTGCTGAAGAAAAGATTATTAAGCACGACCCGGAAGATGCATTGTCTGCAGACAGGCTAAAGAATGCAGCCGCCACTAAAAAACTTGCTATATTTGATGCGTTTGAAATTCTAAACAGAATAGAGTCGGAACAAAGAGCAATTGAGGTTTCTGAAAAAGGAGCAAGTAGAACTGATACCAACCAAGGATTTGCAGAAAGAAGGTCAAGAGGATAACTTATATATCGTAATAAAAGACTTCATTCCAAAGTCTGTGCTTACCAATAAAAATAAGGGTAAGTCATGGGAGTATGGTTATAATCCAAAATATGATTTTATTGTTATATCAAAAAATGGAACTCTTGGAGATGTAGTAAGTATACGTGGATTGGTAATCGGACTGCCTGCTACTCCAAAGTCTTGTTGGTCAAGGTCTAAGAAAAAAGAAGAGCAGTATTGGGAAAGACAAGAGCTTCATCAAGAACTTAAAAAAATTAAATCTATATTTCAATGGAACAAGCAGCCATCAGATTTCAAAGACAGGCACGTTGATTACATTGAGCAAGAGTTTGATTATAGGGAAAGCGGTATGTTTTTTAAGAACAATGGCACACCCTCTTATATTACAGGGTCTCATTATATGTATCTTCAATGGACATCAATTGATGTAGGATACCCTGACTTTAGAGAAGCAAATAGAATTTTTTGGATTTATTGGGAGGCTTGTAGAGCTGACAAAAGAAGTTTTGGAATGGACTATTTAAAGATAAGACGTTCAGGTTTTTCTTTTATGGGTTCATCTGAATGTATAAATGTAGGTACTCTTGCTAGGGATTCAAGAATTGGAATACTATCTAAGACAGGTAGTGACTCTAAAAAAATGTTTACAGATAAGGTTGTTCCTATAAATAGCAGGCTTCCTTTTTTCTTTAAACCTATTATGGATGGTATGGATAAGCCAAAAACTGAGTTAGCATTCAGGATACCTGCATCAAAGATTACTAAAAAAAATATGTCAACTGTTTTAGATGATGACATGGAAGGTCTTGATACCACAATTGATTGGAAAAATACAGATGACAACTCTTATGATGGTGAAAAACTACTATTATTAGTACACGATGAGAGTGGAAAATGGATTAAGCCAAACAATATTCTTAACAATTGGCGAGTTACAAAAACTTGTTTGCGTTTGGGTAGTAAAATTATTGGAAAGTGTATGATGGGTTCAACCTCAAATGCATTAAGCAAGGGTGGTGGTAACTTTAAAGATTTGTATTACGATTCAGATATTACTAACCGAAACAGAAACGGTCAAACCAAAAGCGGTATGTATTCACTTTTCATACCTATGGAATGGAACATGGAGGGATTTATTGATAGGTATGGTTTCCCTGTTTTACACAATCCTGACAAACCTGTGTTGGGTATTGACAATGAGATGATTACTCAAGGAGCAATTGACTATTGGCAAGCAGAAGTAGATTCTTTAAAAGATGATGCAGATGCACTAAATGAATTTTATAGACAGTTTCCAAGAACAGAGTCACACGCTTTTAGAGATGAGAGCAAGCAGTCATTATTTAACCTTACTAAGATATACCAACAAATTGATTATAACGACACTTTAATAACAGAGCATCACGTTACTCGTGGTTCATTTGCTTGGAAGGATGGAGTGAAAGATACTAAGGTTGTTTGGAATCCTAATAAGAACGGAAGATTTCTTGTTAGTTGGACTCCTAGTGGAACTTTACAAAACAGAGTAGAGACTAGACACGGAAGGAAATGGCCGGGCAATGAGCATATTGGTGCTTTTGGCTGTGATAGTTATGATATCTCAGGAGTAGTTGGGGGAGGAGGTTCTAATGGAGCGTTGCACGGACTTACTAAGTTTAGCATGGAAGACGCACCTAGCAATGAGTTTTTTTTAGAGTACATAGCAAGACCACAAACGGCAGAGATATTTTTTGAAGATGTACTAATGGCCTGCGTGTTTTACGGTATGCCGCTGCTTTGCGAGAACAACAAGCCTAGACTTTTATATCATTTTAAAAACAGAGGTTACAGGGGTTATAGTATGAACAGACCTGACAAAGTTGTTAATAAGCTATCTAAAACAGAAAAAGAACTAGGAGGTATACCTAACTCAAGTGAGGATATAAAACAAGCTCACGCTTCAGCTATAGAGTCACACATTGAGAAATATATAGGTTTTGGTTCTGAGGTAGGGAATAGAAATGAAGACGACATAGGGTCAATGCCATTTACTAGAACTCTTGATGATTGGTCTAAGTTTGATATTAGCAATAGAACTAAGTATGATGCTAGTATCTCTTCAGGATTAGCAATAATGGCTTGTCAAAAACACCTATATCAACCTGCCAAAAAAGAGTCGAAAATAATCGTTAACTTTGCGAGATATAATAACAAGGGAACAATAAGCGAATATATTCAATGAAAGATGTTAATATAAACATAACATCGACAGGTTTTCCAAGTCAATTTGTATCTGATTCTGAAAAGAAGACGGTTGAATTTGGCTTACAGGTCGGACAAGCTATTCAATATGAGTGGTTTAAGAAAGACGGAACTCAATGTAGATTCTATGACCAATGGAGAACTTTCCATAGGCTTAGGCTTTATGCGAGAGGAGAACAGTCTGTTGGTAAATATAAAAACGAATTAGCGATAGATGGAGATTTAAGTTATCTTAATTTAGATTGGACACCTGTCCCTGTACTTCCTAAGTTTGTAGATATAGTAGTTAACGGTATGTCTGACAGGCTTTTTAAAGTTAAGGCTTTTGCACAGGATGCAATGTCTCAACAAAAAAGAAGTAAGTACCAAGACCTTATTGAAGGTCAAATGGTTGCTAAACCTATACTGCAAACAATACAGCAAAAAACAGGAGCTAATCCTTTTGTGACTTCACCTGAAGAGTTACCAAACTCAGATGAGGAGTTAGCGTTATATATGCAATTAAATTACAAGCCTGCAATTGAAATTGCAGAGGAGCAAGCTATCAATACTATTTTTGAAGACAACAAGTATGTTGATACTAGAAAAAGATTTGACTATGACCAAACAGTTATAGGTATTTCTGTAGGTAAGCATGAGTTTCTGCCCGGTTCAGGTGTTGAGATTAGTTATGTAGACCCTGCTAATGTAGTGTACAGTTATACTGAAGACCCACACTTTAAAGATTGTTTTTATTGGGGTGAGGTTAAGACAGTTCCTATTACTGATTTAATGAAGATTGACCCCAAACTTTCTAAAGAAGATTTGGAGACAATTTCTAAAAGCTCACAGGGTTGGATGGATTATTATAATACGGCACAGTATTATGATAATGATATATTCTATAGAGACACTTGTACTTTAATGTACTTCAATTACAAGACAACAAACACCTTTACTTATAAGAAAAAAATAAATGATGCAGGTGCTATAAAAATGGTTCAAAAAGATGACACATTTAACCCACCTGCTGATATGCTTGAGGAAGGAAACTTTGAGAAAGTGTCTAAGACAATTGATGTGTGGTATGAGGGTATA